TGACCTCGTCAATGGCGCGTCCCATCGCGTTGGCGGCGCTGCGGGCATAGGTCGAGGTCGGGTCGATCAGCAGGCGCAGCCGGTCTTCCCGGTCGATGAGGTCGGCCCAGTCGAAGTCCTCGATCGCGCAGCGCCGGCGGGCGTGGGGTGTGTCCATGCGCGGCGTGTCGGCATGGCGTGACGAGCGGCGCCGGGCGGCGGTTGCGCCGATCTGGTCGAAGAAGGCCTGCTTGCCTGTCACGTGCTCGAGGCGCACGGCCTCGCGCAGTTTCGAGCCTTTCTGCTGGGCGAGCATCGTGACGTTCGCCGCGTATTGGCCGACGAAGGCCGTGGTTATCTGTGTCGACATGAGAATGTCTCCGCAATTATCTGTTTCTGTTGTGGTTTTGCTTGTGACGGGCGCCGCGACGCCTTGTGGCGGCGGGCCTCGTCGCGGATGTGGGTCGCAACATCCGGTGCGGCCTGGCGAGCAGGCTGTGGGGTCGGGCTGCGCCCCTGGCGGACGAAGCCCCCCCCGTTTGAGGGGTCGGCTGGCGGGAGCGCCGCCGCTGACGGGCGGCGGCACGCCATTTCGCTACCCTACGGTTTTCTTGCTTTGGCGCTGCAATCCCTGTACGGTGACAAATGTGACGGCTGCACAATTTGAGGTGCGGACCGGGAATGCTTGGACACTTGCGCTCAGCGGCATGGTGGCTGCGCAGATCATGGTCCCAATTCAGGCGATAGCCATTGTACGACTGGTTCACACGGCAAGGGCATGTCGCCCTGGCCTAACGCATACATCAGGAAGACCTGTCCATGGCCTCGCTTACCGGAACTGTTAAATTCTACAACGACACCAAAGGCTTCGGCTTCATCACGCCGGATGGCGGCGGCAAGGACGTGTTCGTCCACGCCACTGCCCTCGAGAAGGCCGGCATTCGCGGCCTGCGCGACGGCCAGCGCGTCAGCTTCGACACCGAAGCCGATACGCGCGGACCCAAGGCAGTGAACCTTCGCCTGGCCTGACGCCTGGTTGTTCATTCGGGTTTTCGGGGCGGTGGCCGGACAGGTTGTTCTGGCACCGCCCCGTTTTTTTCAGGAGTGCGCATGCAATGAAGAAAGACGGGACAAAAAAAGACAGGGACAAGTCCCGCGACAAGGATGGCCAGGGCGAACCCGCGAAGGTTCCCGTCATCCATGACCTCAGTGGCCGCATTCCCGGCATGTCGGATGCCGAACTCAACGCATTCCTCGCCAATGCGCGACGCCTGCAGGCGTCAGGCTCGGCGATCCAGAAGAAGTCTGCCGATGCCCTGCTGCCGCTGATCGAGGCAGAGGCTGCAAAGCGCGCCGCCGACAAGGAAGAAGCCCGCAAGGCCCGCCTGACGAAGCGCAAGAAGGGCTCGGGCAATGACGTTCCGCCGGACGCGTCCACGCCTGCCGGCTAGACCGGAAACACGCTAGCGGCCGGGCTGGCTCAGGGCCCGCTCGAACATCGCATTGACCTCGGCGACAAGGTCGAAGTGATCGGGATGCTCGCGCTTGAGGTAACCCGGTTTCTGCATCAGCTCGCGCGCCTTGCGCATCGCGTCGGCGGGCGCAAGGCCTGCACTTCCTCCGGGACTGTTTCCCTTCAGCGTGTCCTCGCCCAGCAGGGCGCCTGCCCGCTCGAAGGCACGGATCAGCTGCGGGTTGTTTCCCAGACCGCTTTCGTTGAGCAGGCTGACGAGTTCCTCGCCGCCGAAGTACCGCGCCGCGCGCGCGGCCTGTGACAGCTTCACCGTGTAGTCGGGGCCCCACTCGGCCCTGAGGGCCTCGCTGGCGCGGGTCTCTTCAAGCTGGCGTGCGCGTCCGGCGGCGGCGAAGGCCTCGGCCTGGTGGCCGGCGTAGAAATCAACGAGGCCCTGGAGTTGCTGCGGCGTGAGGCCGAGCCCCTGGGCGATGGGCAGCGCCGCCTTCTCGAAGCCTTCGTCCCAGGGGACGCCCTCGGGCAGGTCGGGACGCTTCAGCGCATAGGCCTGAGGGGCCTCAGGCGCGGCGGGGCTCTCGGCTGCGGGTGTTGCGGCGGGCTCAGTCATGGTCGTTCTCCTGGTCGGTGATGGACAGAAAGTCTTCGGGGCGGATCGCGGCGAGACGGGCGACATGCAGCCAGACGCGGCGCTTGCCCTCTTCCACGCCGCGGTCGAATTCGCGGGCGCCGGCGATGGGCGCTGCGGCGTTGCAGAAGACGGCAAGGTCGCGCAGGAAAAGGGGATGCGCCGCGCAGGCTTCGCGATATTCGGCAGCCACGCGCGGTGCGGCTTGCGGTCCCCAGAGCAGGGACAGGATTTCAGGCAGGGATTTCATCGGTTTCTCCTTTGGATGTGGCGCGCCGTGCATTGCTGGCGCGCGTGGCGACCCTTAAGAAGCGGGCCATTCATTTCAGTGAGGCTTGAGGTTCATGGTCCAGCGCATTTCTTCCGGTTCTCCTTTCGAGCGTGACATGGCGTACTCGCGGGCCGTCATCGACGGCGACTGGATCTTCGTGTCGGGCACGACGGGGTTCGACTATGCGACGATGACGATTTCCGACGACGTCGCGGTGCAGGCCGAGCAGTGCTTCGTCAATATCGCCCATGCGCTGGCACAGGCGGGGGCCTCGCTGAAGAATGTCGTGCGCGTGCACTACATCCTGCCGGTCGCCGCCGACTTTCCGGCGTGCTGGCCGGCGATGCGCAAGCACCTGGGCGATGTGCGTCCGGCGGCCACGATGTTCAGCGCCGGCCTTGCCGATCCGCGCATGAAGATCGAGATCGAGGTGACCGCGCGGCGCGGGAACTAGGCTTGAGGCGTGACGGCGCGCAGGGCCCGGACCTGGTCGATGCCGCGCATGATGCGCGCAGGCACGGCCCAGCCGCGACCCATGACCTGCACCGCCTCGTCATGGTCGATGTTGAAGGCGACGGCGGGGTCGAGCGCGGCCACGGGGGCGATGCTGTCATAGAGGCGCCCGACGGCCTGGGCCTCGGCTGCCATCTGAGCGCGTGCGAGGGGTGAGACATATTCGATCCTCATCTCCTGTCCCCTGATCCCGGGCGGTGGCTCGGGCAGCATGCCGGCGCGCATCAGCATGCCAAAGCGCCGGCGGATCAGCGGCGAGAGGAACTCGCTCTGGATCCGGCCCAGGTTGGGACCAAGCAGGCGCAGCTTCTCCTCGTGGCGAGCCATGAATTCGGTGGCGGTCATGTTGGGGCTTGCCATGACCTGCATGAGCGAGAGCTGGAAGGCGTCGCGCACCGACTGGCGGCGCTGCTCGATCAGGTCGAGCGCCATCGAGGGGTTGGCGCCGGTATAGATCGGCTTGATGCGCAGGCTGCCGTCGTGGTCGAGCGCGCCATAAGATATGCCGCCTGGCCTTACATGCGCGCCGCGGGCAAGCCCCTTGTCGGGCACGGCCATCGGCGGGTCGGCCATCAGCTCGGCCGCGCGCAGCAGGGTTTCCTCCATGCGCACGAGCAGGCGCATGTCGGGCAGGACCTGGTCGCCGATGCCCCGGCCATAGGGCTCGCCCGCGCCTTGCGTCCAGCGCGGCACCTGGTAGGGCATCTCGAAATAGCCGTCGCGCGCGACGAGGGTTGCCCCCTCTTCCTCGACATGGACCGAGGCGAAGGGACGTGGCGCATCAGGCGTGGCATCGGGGAAGACGGCGTGGAGGAAGGCCACGCGGTCGCGTGATCCGCTTTCGGCGGCCCGGCGCGTGCGCGCAGAGACTGCCTCGCCGAAGAGTGCCACGGCCTGCGACGGCTCGAGGGTGAAGCGGCGGAAGACGGTGTCGACCTCGCCGTGTGCATTCTCGGCGATGTAGCACTCGGCGAGCGGGCGGACCGCATCGTTGAAGCGGCCGGTGCGGCCGATCTCCTCGGAATAGAAGATGGCCGTGCCAAAGCAGGCGAGATCGGCGAAGAGTTCGGGCAGGACCGCGTAGAAGCGCGAGGACTGGGGGCCGAACGAGGCAAGAAGCCTTGTTTCGGCGTCCCAGAGCCAGTCGCGCACGG